GGTGCTGCAGGGACAACTAATACAGGAGGTGGTGGAGCAGGTCAAAATTCAGGTGGAGCATGTTCTCCATCAGTTGGAGGAGCTGGCGGTTCAGGTATAGTAGTAATAAGATACAAATTTCAATAGGTAAATTATGAGTACTGTTAAAGTAAACAAAATAACTCCTAGAACAAGTAACTCAATTCAACTAGGAGAGTCAGGCGATACACTTACAATACCTTCTGGTGCTACATTACAAAACTGTGGTACGGCTACAGGTTTTGGTATTTCATTTTGCACAACAGTTAAAACATCTCCTTTCACAGCAACAGCTGGAAAAGGTTTTTTTATTAATACAGGTTCAGCAGTTACGGTAACATTACCAGCATCACCTTCAGCAGGTGATGAGTTAATTGTTATCGATTCAACAGGTCAAGCAGCAACAAATAATATTACTTTAGGAAGAAACGGATCTAAAATAAAAGGTCAATGTATTGATGCAAAATTAAATGTAGATAGAGGAGGATTAAGAATAGTTTATTCAGGTGCTTCTCAAGGTTGGATTACAGCAACAGCAGGTAATGATGCAACAGCAGATACATCAGCTTTTATAACAGCTACTGGAGGAACTATAACTACAGTTTGTACAAATTACAAAGTTCACACATTTACATCAGATGGTACTTTTTGTGTTTCAGCAGGTGCTGGTCCTCTTGCGGTTGCAGATTATTTAGTTATTGCTGGTGGTGGAGCTACAGGAAGTTCAAATCATGGTGGTGGATCAGGAGCAGGAGGATATAGAGAATCAAAATGTGCAACAGTATCAGGTTGTTGGACAGCAAGTCCTTTAGCATCTGCAACATCTTTATCTATTTCACCAGGACCATATTCAGTTACTGTTGGTGCAGGTGCTGCTGCTGGAAATAATGGTTCAAATTCAGTTTTTTCAACAATAACATCAGCTGGTGGTGGTAAAGGTGGTTCTGCAGCTAATGGTTCTGCTGGAGGATCTGGTGGTGGAGGGTATTCAGAAACACCTGGAACTACGACTGGTGGAGCAGGTAACACCCCTCCTGTGAGTCCTCCTCAAGGAAATGCCGGTGGAAACGGAAATACAAGTCCAAATACAGGAACTGGTGGTGGTGGCGGTGCAGGTGCTGTTGGATCAAATGGATCTGGAAATACTGGAGGAAATGGTGGAACTGGAGTAGCAAGTTCAATTGACGGAACACCTACAACAAGAGCTGGAGGTGGAGGTGGTGGAACAGAATTAGGTACTAATGGATCAGGAGGAGCTGGTGGAGGTGGTAATGCTGGACCAGGACCATCAAGTGCAGCAGGAATTGGTTCAGCTGGAACAGCTAATACTGGTGGTGGTGGGGGTGGAGGTACAAGAGGATCAGGCTCAAGCGGAGATTATGCTGGTGGTGCAGGTGGAAGTGGTGTTGTAATAATTAGATATAAGTTTCAATAATGGCTGAATTAAAAGTAGATAAAATTCTTCCGGCAACGGGATCTAGTATATCTTTAAGTGAATCAGGTAAAACTGTTCTTATACCTTCAGGTGCAACTTTAGATGCATCTGCTGCAACTGTAACAGGAATGGGTGCAAAAGTAGATTATTGTTCATCACTCAAAACTTCTCCGTTTACAGCTTCAGCTTCAAGAGGATATTTTATAAATACAGGTTCAGCAGTTACAGTTACATTACCTTCTAGTCCAAGTGCTGGTGATGAAATTATTGTAATAGATTCTACAGGTTGCGCATCATCAAATGCAATTACGTTGGCTGGTAATGGATCAAAAATAAAAGGTCAATGTGGTAATGCTGAATTACAAACAGACAGAGTAGGAGTTAGAATAGTTTATTCAGGATCAAGTCAAGGTTGGTTAACTGCCACAAGTGCAAATGAAATAGCTCCAACTTTAGCTACAGCTCAATACGTTGCTGCTTCTGGTGGAACTGAAACAACATCAGGAAATTTTAAAATTCACACTTTTACTAGTGATGGCACATTTACAGTATCTAGTGGTGGAAACTCTTTAGGTTCCAATACAGTTTCTTACGTTGTTGTGGCAGGAGGTGGAGCAACTATAGGTTATGCTTCAAAGGGTGGTGGAGCAGGTGGTTATAGAGAAGGTTTAGGTTTAAATGATTCATACACAGGCTCACCTTTAAGAAACCCTACAGGTGTCCCTGTAACAGCAAGTCCAGGAAGTTATCCTATTACAGTAGGTGCTGGAGGCACAGGAGGCACATCAAACTATCCATCAACTGCTACTACAGCTCAAAAAGGTAATGATTCAATCTTTAGTACAATCACATCTACAGGTGGTGGTTCAGGAACAGGCGGAAGTGTAACTAGACCCTCTGCTGTAGCTAATGGTGGATCAGGTGGAAATAGTGCAACTGGAAATACACCTCCAGTAAGTCCTCCGCAAGGTAACGATGGTGGATCAGGTGGTGGGGGCGGTGCTGGCGAAGCAGGAGATACAGATGGACCAGGACAAGGTGGAGATGGTGTTTCAAGTGAAATAACAGCTAGTGCCGTTACAAGAGCTGGTGGTGGCGGTGGTGGCGGTGGAGTTGGAGGAGATGGTGGAGGCGGACCTTCAGTAGGTGGTTCTACTCCTACTTTTGTTCCTGGAACAAGTGGCACAGCTAATACTGGAGGTGGAGCAGGCGGTGGTTCAGATTGGACTTCAAGTGCTGGACCAAATAATGCATCAGGTGGATCTGGTATAGTAATAATAAGATATAAATTTCAAAATTAATGGTTTTACAAACTTTAATAATTAATATATAAACAACAAAGGAGAAACATTATGGCACATTACGCAAAATTAGGAGCAAACAATAAAGTTATAGCGGTTCACGTTGTAGCTGATACTGATTGTCAAAATGCTGATGGTATCGAAGATGAAGAAGTAGGAAGACAGTTTTTGGAAAGAATCCACAGCTGGCCTCTTTGGAAAAAAACATCTTACAATACACAAGGCGGACAACACAAATCAGGCGGAACACCTTTAAGAGGTAACTACGCAGGCATAGGTATGACTTATGATGAAGATAACGATCTTTTCATTGGTAAGAAACCTTTTGCTAGTTGGACTTTAAATGTATCAGAAGCAAGATGGCAATCACCAATTGGTGATGCTCCTGCTTTAACAGATGAGCAAACTTCTCAAAATACAGCTGGTACTCATAGATGGGTATATAACTGGAACGAGTCTGGTCAATCTTGGGATATTGAAAATACATTAGCTTAATCCACTTGACATTTTAATTAGAGTTTATTACATATCTACACAGGTATGCAAAAGAAAGTATTAACAGAAGTTGATCTTTATACAGGTGAAATTCAAATGCCTAAAGGCTTTGATATTGATCGTGATAAAATAAGAAACGACATCATAGAATCTTACGTTAAACAAAACAGAGTTAACACTAATCCACAAGCCTATGCTTTTGATGATTATGTAGTTTCTTTTTCTCAACCTTTACAATGGATGCAAGATTACGTTAGAGATCATTGGAGAGTTGAATATAATAGAACTTTAGTGCAAAAAAATGTGCACGGTAATGTTATGCAACCTAAAGAAAAATCTTGGACAAGAGGTCAAGTTGATCCTGTTGATTTACGTAATTCACCAGACTACACACTTATTTATGGTGTTGATGTTAAAGAAGGTTCTTCAGAATGTATTATTGAATATGATGATAACAGAAGAAAAAATAGAACGTGGCACATACCTATAAAAGACAATCACTTTATAATGTTTCCAGCTACTAATAAATATTCTTTCTCACCTAATACTTCTACTGGTTTAAATATAATTTTAACAATTAACTATGAATATATCTAATTATTATTGGTATTTTGAATCTGCAATACCCCCAAGGATTTGTGATCTTATTGTTAAGTATGGCAAAGCAGAAAAGAATAGAGAGATTATGGCCATTACAGGCGGCTTTGGTAGAGATAGAGATTTAACTAAACAACCTCTTACTAAAGATGAAGTAAAAGATTTACAAAAGAAAAGAGATTCAAATATTGTTTGGATGAATGACAGATGGATCTATAAAGAAATACAACCTTATATACATCAAGCAAATCAAAATGCAGGTTGGAACTTTGAATGGGATCATTCTGAATCTTGTCAATTTACTATTTATAAAAAAGGTCAATATTATGATTGGCACTGTGATAGTTGGGACAAACCTTATATGGAAGAAGGTCCAACAAAAGGAAAGATTAGAAAATTATCTGTAACCGTAACGTTAACAGATCCAAAAGAATACAAAGGTGGAGAGTTAGAGTTTGACTTTAGGAATTTAGATCCTGATAAAAAACCTAACATTAGAGCGTGTACTGAAATATTACCAAAAGGCTCTTTGGTTGTATTCCCTTCATTTGTATGGCATAGAGTCAAACCCGTAACTAAAGGAGAAAGGAATAGTCTAGTGATATGGAATCTAGGTTATCCATTTAAATAATATGAATGATATAAAACAAGGTGGCAGTAGTAAACCCAAAGGACATGTAGATTTTAAATCTGCATTTTATTTTCAAACACCGGTGTGGATCGCAGAAGCACCTATGTTTTTAAAAAACGCAACTAAAGTAACAGATAAATATATTAAGAAAGCTGATAAACTTCTTAAAGATAAATTAAAGAACGAACCTAAATGGAAAAAAGATATAGGTACATTTGGTTTATCTAAACATAGTGAAAGTTTTTCACAAGATCCTAAAGTAAAAGATTTAGTAGAGTTCATTGGTCAACGATCCTATGAGTTTTTAGATTGGCAAGGATTTAATTTACAAAATCACAGCTTACACTTTACAGAATTTTGGGTACAAGAATTTAGTGAAAAAGGTGGTGGTCATCACTCTACACATCAACATTGGAATCAACACGTATCAGGATTTTACTTTTTAAAGTGTAGTGAAAAAACATCTTATCCAATATTCCATGAACCAAGACCTGGTGCAGAAATGACAAAGTTACCTTTAAAAAATCAGTCACAAATTACAATGGGTACAAATCAAGTTCATTATAAACCTAATCCAGGAACAATGATTATTTTTCCAGGTTATGTCCCTCACGAGTTTGCAGTCGATGCAGGAATAGAACCATTTAGATTTATACATTGGAATATTAAAGTTGTTGAAACAGCAATATCAAAAGAAAGGAGTCAAAAAGATGAGCTTCAAAAAAAATAAATATATAGTTATTAAAGAAGCTGTACCTAAAGAAATAGCAACATTTGTTTACAATTACTTTTTATTGAAAAGACAAGTTGCAAGAACTTTATTTGATCAAAGGTATATCTCTCAATTTACAGAGGAATGGGGAACGTGGTCAGATCAACAAGTTCCAAATACATATTCGCATTATGCAGATATAGCTATGGAAACTTTGTTAA